TTGACTCCAAAGACCTGCAAGGCAATCCTGTTGAAGCTATGCACTTTGATGACATTAGTGAGGCGCGACACTTCTGTAAGAACTACGAGGACGTGCAGAGTTTCACCATCTACGGCAACAGCAGGTTTGAGTATGCCTTCATTGCTGACCAACACCCTGAGAAGGAAATTGAATGGTCCTCTGAACACATCGTTACTGCCTTCATTGATATTGAAGTCGGCTCCGATGGGGGAATGCCTGATGTCAACCTCGCAGATAAACCAGTCACCGCAATCACCGTCAAATTTTCTACCGACCCCACCTACTATGTGTTGGGGTGCGGAAAATATACACCCCATCGCAACGACATTGATTATCTTTGGTGCGGGTCTGAAGAAGAGTTACTGGGGAGTTTCATATCTCTATGGAAAGAGAAGTCGCCTGATATTGTTACAGGATGGAATGTCAAGACCTTTGATATTCCCTACCTCATCAATCGTATGTGTGCGCTCCCACACCTAGGAGAAGCCACTGCCCGATGGTTGAGTCCGTGGGGTAAGATCACGCGACGAGAAGAAGAATACTACAACAAGCCTGTCACCATCTATCAATTGCTTGGGTGCGCCACCCTTGACTATCTGCAACTCTTCCGCAAGTATGCCAAGAATGCAAACCAAGAATCCTACAAACTTGACCACATTGCGTTTGTGGAATTGAAAGAACGCAAACTTGATTATGCCGAATATGAAACGCTGCATATCCTCTACAAGACCAATCACCAAAAATTCATTGAATACAACGTCCATGACGTGCAGTTGGTCGAACGCTTGAATGCCAAGGGTCGCTTGATTGATATGGCGTTGCTGTTGGCGTATAACTACAAAACCAATTATGAAGATGGATTCTCGCAAGTGCGTATGTGGGACTGTATTTGTTACAACTTCTTGAGAGCGAAGAATATCGTGCTGCCTCCAAAGAAGGGCAACAAAAAAGACCATGCCTATGAGGGTGCGTATGTGAAAGCCCCATTGATTGGCATGTTCAAACACATCGTCGGTCTTGACGCAACCAGCCTGTATCCTAAAACGATGATGCAGTATAACATGTCGCCTGAGACATTGATTGAGCCTGAGCATTACACGCAAGCGATGAAGGATGTTATTGCACAAGGGGTGACGGTTGAGAAGATGCTCCACAAAAAGATTGATCTGAGTGGACTCGTTGATTGCACTATGACCCCGAATGGGCAGTTTTTTGATACACGCAAAGTTGGGTTCTTACCTGAAATTTTGAAAGAGATGTTTGACCAGCGTGTGGTTTACAAAAACAAGCAGATGGACGCGAAACGAGCGAAGGAGGCATGTTCCGATCCCATACGCAAATTAGAGTTGGAAGCCTTGATTTCACGCTATGAGAATTTACAGTTAGCCAAGAAGGTTGGATTGAACTCTGCATACGGCGCCTGTGGGTCTGAGTATTTCCGCTTCTTTGATATTCGCATTGCTGAAGGGGTCACCCTAGCAGGGCAATTGAGTATCAAGTGGGTGGGCAACCGTTTGAACGCATACCTCAATGATTTGTTGAAAACGATTCGTGTTGATTATGTGATTGCCAGCGATACTGATTCGGTCTATCTGAACCTGGACCCGTTGGTGTGTCGCGTATTCAAAGACCAATCAGACACCACAAAGATTGTCAACTTCTTGGATTCGGTCTACAAAACCAAACTCAAAGGGGTGTTGGAAGCCACCGCACAGGATTTGGCAAATTACACGCATGCGTTTTCACAAGAGTTGGACATGAAGCGGGAAGCCATAGCCGATAGGGGTATTTGGACTGCAAAGAAACGCTACGTGTTGAACGTGTTGGATTCTGAAGGGGTGCGCTACAAGGAACCAGAGATGTTGATTCATGGGCTTGAAGCCATTAAGTCCTCTACCCCCAGTCTGGTGCGAGACAAGATCAAAGCGGCGCTGAAAATCATTCTCACTGGCACCGAACCTCAGTTGGTGGAGTTTGTGGCTAAGTTCAAAGAGGAATTCAAGACCTTGCCGATTGGGGATATCGCGTTCCCTCGCGGGTGTAATGGGTTGGAGAAGTATCGCAACAAGACGGGGGTTCGCACGGTCCACACCACCATGTTTGGAGAACCTGGGGCAACCGTGGACACAGAGATTTATCTCGGTGGGACACCCATCCATGTGAAGGGTGCGTTGGTTTACAATCATTGGCTGCGGAAACTCAAACTAGCCGATCAGTATGAAATTATTCAAAATGGGGAGAAGGTCAAGTTCGTCAACCTCAAGCCTGGAAACATGTTTGATGAAACGGTGTTGTCGTTCATCCGCCGCATTCCTCCGCAGTTTGAATTGGAGAAGGCAATTGATTGGGACCTGCAATTTCAAAAAACCTTTGCTGAACCCCTAAATATCGTATTGGATGCGATTGGATGGCATGCAGAAGTGCAATACAACTTGGAGGATTTCTTTTCATGATAGATCGTCAAGAGATGTTGTTGATTCAGTTGATGGAAGAGGCGGGGGAAGTGGTGCAGGCGGCCTCAAAGGTCCTGCGATTTGGACCCACCCATACCTGGCCGAACCATGAAGGAGCCGCGAGCCAGCGTCTAGAGAATGAGATTATTGATCTCATGGCATTGGTGTCTATGCTCCAAGATGAAGGGATTCTGGCACAATGGACTTGCAGCGTATGGGGTGCAGATATGTGGGAACGGATTCAGGTCAAGGAGCGGAAGGTGAACCTATATATGGAAACCTCAAAAGAACTAGGGAGAGTCCAACGATGGGACAGAGACCAATGAAAAAGAACTTTCGTGTAGTCTCACTTCCTGATACCTGGAACAAAGATCATGAGTGTCATTGCAACCGCTGTGATAAGAGTTTTCATGCGTCAGAGATGATCTTTGGTCGTTTTGAGAATGACTCGGCGCGATATCGTTCCGACTGGTATTGTCCGACTGAGGATTGCCACGGACGTTTGTTTGGTGGTGTCTATTTTCTTGTAGTTTCCACTTGATTTTTACCTTTAACTGTGCTATACTGAAAGGATATTATGAAACTAACCTATGAACAAATTGCTGAAATGGCGCATGAGAACAACCGTGCCTATTGCCATGCTTTGGGAGATTACTCTCAGGCACCGTGGCGCATGGTGGCAAAAGAGATCAGGGCTTCCGTGATTGATGGTGTGGAGTTTCATATCAACAATCCCGATTCCAGTCCAGAACAATCACATAATAACTGGTTGAAGTTCAAGCAGCAGGATGGTTGGAAGCATGGGATCGTCAAAGACCCCATCAAGAAAGAACACCCTTGTTTTTGTGCTTACTCAGAGTTACCAGTAGAACAACGGGTGAAAGATTTTCTGTTCGCGGCAATTGTTGATACGCTCAAAACTTTTTAGGAGATTAGATTATGTCATTGATGGATCGTTTGAAGAAAACCAGTAGCATTGATATTGCCAGCGTCTTAGATGACTCTGAGATTTTTGGTGAGCGACAGAGTGTGGTTACAGAAATTCCTATTCTCAATGCCGCCCTGTCAGGCAGTCTCAAGGGTGGGTTGACATCTGGTGTGACGCAGATCGCAGGACCCTCCAAGCATTTCAAAACGGGTATCGGACTTATGTTGATTCGCGCCTTCTTACAGCATCACAAAGATGGTGCAGTCTTGTTCTACGATTCAGAATTTGGTTCTCCCCCTGCCTACTTCAACACCTTCGGCATCGACATGAAGAAAGTGTTTCATACACCCATAACTGATGTGGAACAACTCAAACATGACATCATGGTTCAGTTGGCGGAAGCCAAGCGGGGCGACCCGCTCTTGATTATCATTGACTCTATCGGGCAACTCGCGTCTCTCAAAGAAGTGGACGATGCGATTGAAGGTAAGTCTGTGGCTGATATGACGCGAGCGAAAGCGATTAAGTCGTTGTTCCGTATGATTACTCCACACTTGCGAATCAAGGATATTCCTCTCATCGTGATTAACCACACCTACAAGACCCTGGAAATGTTCAGCAAGGACGTGGTGGGGGGTGGAACGGGTTCCTATTTTGCGGCTGACACCATTTGGATTGTTGGACGCAGACAAGAGAAGGTCAAGGACGAACTGGCAGGATATGAATTTGTCCTGAAGGTGGAGAAGTCGCGCTTTGTCAAGGAAGGATCAAAGTTCCCGATCACGGTCAAGTTTGACTTGGGCATTGAGAAGTATTCTGGACTCTTGGAGAGTGCAGTGGAAGCGGGATTTGTCACGCAACCCAAAGAGGGATTCTACCAGAAGAAGGGTGACAAGACTGCGGTGCGAGAAGCCAAGACCAAGAACGATGAATTTTGGGCATCCATTTTAGCCAGTGAGGAATTTAATGAATTTATTCGCAAGAAGTATGAAGTGGCTTATGGCGATATTCTCGCCACAGCCGCCGCTGAAGCCACTGCTGACGGAGAATGAGGATTACTGCTTCAGCGAAATAATCATCGCTGAGGAACCCATTCACGCTGTCAAGATATTGACAGGTCCGTACATGAATGTCATGGTCTACTACGGGTATGTGAAGTTGATACCAGAGCACGGCACTCATCGCCTTGCGTTTCAGTATACGATATGGGACTCCGCGAGTTTCACAAAGAAAGAGTTGGTTGAATCGCAAGCGTTTATTATGCGAGTAGGTGATACTTTGGCATCAATCATTGCCGACGAGAAAAATGTGGGGGAATATGGTACACCTCAACCGGATGAAGAATAATGCCCCTGCATCACATCATACCAAAACATGAATGGAAGGCACGATTCGGGGACTTAGAGGGATTCGACGCCCTTGATAATTTGGTGAATCTGACCACCGAGCAGCATTCACAGGCTCACGCGCTGCTTTATGAAATGATTGGCAG